GTGTGTACCCATGGTTAGGTGCGTCGGAGTACAGAACTAGGTTTACGCCAAATTGTTCAGCGTGATAGTTAGGAACTGGGAACTCGCTAATCGCAGTGTTGCCGTTCTGTGGGTACGAAGGCAAAACCTGGTATCCAGCAGCATCTTCATCGTTAGGGTCAATGTCAATAAAGGCTTGTACGCCTGTGCCCTTTGATGCTGGTGCAATTACACCATAGTCAAAGAACACTGGTACCTTGGCGTCAGGGATACCGTAATCAAAAATACCTGAAACGATGTTTCCGTTTGGCACGTATCTAAAGACAGTTGGATTTCCACCTTCATTGGTTGCACAAGGTGCGTAGATACCTGAACCACCAACAGCCATAATTGGCACGTTGTCGTAAGGGTCCCAATCAAGTGAGTTAATAATGTTTGACTTACCAGGAACTTGATTAACCATAATGTCAGAAGCGTACGCTGGCGTAAGTGGGTCACCCTTAATAAACTCAGCAAGGTCTAGCTTGCCCAACCCTGTGCTTTGGTCGTCGTAATTGTTCCATGCAAACCATACGTAGCGACCGTCACCAACAATGGCTGTAACTGGGTACGTAACAGGTTGAAGAATGTTAGGGATCAACGGACCGGACTTAAGGTCACCAGTTGCGGTAGCAGTTGGGTCATAGATGCTAAGTGTCTGTGTCATGCGAATACCACGGTTGGTACCAACAAAAATAAAATTAAGGTACGAAGCTAGGCAGACTGGGTATTCGTCTGGAGACATTGGCAAAGCCTGAATAGGAACGTCAAGCTGGAACGGAAGAGTAACCGATGATGATGTAATTGTTGTTACACCTGATGCGGAACTTGTCGAAGCTCCAAGTAAGTCAGAACGATATACGCAACCTGAATACCTGTTTCCTGTTAATGACTTCACGTATCCGCTGTAGTAAATTTGCGTCATACCAGATGTGGCGTCAGACCAAATCCAGTTAAGGTTTTCGTGAGTGTAAAGAAGGTCAGGAAGGTTGCTGCTAACAACAGTACCCTTTGATGCACCAGCACCCGTAAGCGTGCAAGCAATGGTAAATGATGTTGGGCTAACAATGCTAGCAACTTGGTATGTTGAGTTATACCCGTAACTTCCTGATCCACTTACAGTACCTGCAGTTGCAGCTGATGTTCCAGTAGGAGCAGTTGTTTCAAAAATAAATGTTGTAGCGTCAACAACTGTTTTTACAGTAGGCGCAGGTTGGTTAGCGTTTGGCGTATTGTATGCAGCAGCACCGGATGGTGCGGTAACAGCAATTGTTATGTCCTCACCGGCACCAAGGTTGTGAGCGTTTCCAGTAACGACAGTAGCGTAACCAGTAAATGCAGCAGTAATCTTTTCAGCGGTGCCACTACCAGAAGCGACGGCAGACATTGTAATTGTTTTGCCATTAATAGCTGTGATTGTTTGGCCAGAAGTAATGTGTGTGCTACTTAATGATTGACCCACAACAAGACCAGTAGTATTAACGTTTGTAATAGTTACAGATCCATTGGTGACGTTCCCCGTAAAAGATACGTTTTGCACAATTGACGTAATAGGTGAAGAAGTCACGCTTCCTGTAATTGTTATTGGTTGCCCTTTTACGAGGTTGTGTGGAGCGTTGGTTGTGACTAACGCATAGCCAGATGTGTACTGAGGTTCAATGTTGTTGATACTTGATTGCGTATTGGCTGTGCTTGGTGGGTTGCCCCAAAATGGGTACGTTGCGCCAGAAGTTGCAGGGTTTTGACGTGGAATAATAGCGTAAAGTTTTCCACCATTACCAGCAATTAACTGGTCGTTAGCCCAACGAATCATTGTGTAGCCATTGTTGTCAGTATCGTTAGACATGTAAAGCTCGAACGTGTTAGACATTGCACCGACTTGGCAAACCCAAATACCAGTGTTGGTAGCTAAAAACACATAAGTGTCATTAGTTGTCATTGAATAAATAGTCGTTGGTGCAGTACCGGCGGTGGCGCCACCTGATGTATCAAAAGACATAGTGGTTGCTGCGCCCCATGTGCGAGTAGCAGTAACGTATGACACAGTTGTACCGTTTACGTATACAACGTAATCACCACAACGACTCATCATTAAGTTGTTATTAACGCTAGAGATAGAGTCTTTGCGGTAGGTGTCGGGAAGAAGGGTTGCCTGAAGTGGGAGAGAAAATACGTCTACACCTTTTGACTTGTAAAAACGTGTTTCTTGGCTGTCAGCTTTACGGTCTAAGTATTGCTGTCCAGCACCCATTGTCCATTCGGTCTGCTCACGTCGCCATAGTCCCTCAGTGTTGACTGTTCCCTGGCCTGAGATGTTGGTCATCATAATCGATTGACGTTGAGCTGGAATAGTACGGTGACGGAAAGCTTCACGACGGTACGGTTCAAACGAAGTGTCAATAGTAAACTGACGGCTACCGTGGGATGCTGAAGTTAAGGATACAGCGTATGGACCTAGGTTTCCATTACCTGCACTCGAAGGGATCTTGCTTGGTGTGGTGTAAGCAAGGAGAGCGTCCTGCTGGTTAAAGAATGTAAATGGTGCAGTGGTAACAGTTCCTGCTGCGTATTCACTAACGGTAAGGGCACCGCTACCAACTACAAGAACCTTTGCTTCGGTAAGGTTAGGTGAACCAAACGGACCATTGATGGTCATACCAACGGTAATACCAGCAGTACTACTAACGTTAGTAATTACATTGGAACCAGTAGTTAGGTCACCAGTAAACGAGGTTGACTGTACGGCACCACTGTTGTAATCCGAGTTACCAAAGGTAGTTGGAAAATAGTTAGACATTACCAGCCTCTAATGCGTGTGTACTGACGAGTCAGACGGTCTGCTTCCTCATTGATTCTCTGAGCACGGCGCATGATAAGTGCATTGACAGAACCAGAAACAGAACCAGCAGGAACTTCCTGAGCCTTACGTGGGTCAGGCTGTGACTCCATAAAGTTACGTGAGATTTCACGTGGAATCGTTAAGTCAATCTCTGCACCTAGAACCGGAATGTCAATCATGGTAGGCGTAAGGTTGGCCACAGTCTGTGTGGTGTAACCGTTGTGTGGTGCCGCTTCGTCGTTAGTACCAGGTGTCTGCAGTACAGAGTCACCAGTGTCTACTAATTTAAGGAATGGCGCTGAGTACATAACGTAGATAGGAAGTCCAGGCCAACCCGATTCGTAAAGCACTAGACCCTTGCCCGATGGGAACACTGGGTCTGGAATACCACGCAGTACCTTCCACTTCTTAATAGCAGGAAATGTACGGTATGGCGGAGCAATACGGTAACGCACTTCAAGAATGTCAATGAAGTCGTCAGGTAGAGCACCTAAGTCGTAACCAGCAAACACTGGGTTGTAAGTAAGGGTGGCAACACCAACACGGAATAGACCGTTAGTAGGTGAACTCATTGAGCGCAAGTCGTCGTTAATAGCCACACCAATGTCGTAGCGTGAGTAGCGTGGGTTAATGTAAACAACTGTGTCTACGTTGTGGTTGGCTGGGCTTGAGCCGTAGTAACCACGAACAACAGTGGCAGTGTTGGTAGCAGCGTTCCAGCCAGTTACGTACAGCAGTTCCATCTCTACGGCAAGGATAACGCCAGGGGTAATGCCACTGGTCTGAGCACCAACAAGGATTACGGTCTGGTCGTCTGCATCAAGGTCACCAAACAACTGCACAGCACGCTCACGGATACCACCCATGACACGGCGGTATACCTTTTCAATAAGGTCACCAAACGTCGTGCCGTTACCGACACTACTGGAGCCACCTACTGTTACAACTGTGCCGCCTACGGTTGTGATGTTGTTAGCCATTAGTTAGTTTCCTTTGGTACGTAGGGAGTTTCTGATTGAAGCCAGACGGCCAGTGTGTAGCGAGAATTTTTTCTAGGAGCAATAATTTTGTGTTCCATTCCTTGAGCCAATGGACTAAAAACCACAACGTCACCTTTTTCAGGCTTTATAGTAATGTTCTTTTGCGTAAAAACAATTTCACCATCTGCATAATTATCATTCAAATATAAAACCGTTGTGTACCAAAGGTATTTGTGTTCATTGTCAAAGTGCGGTGCTCTTTCGCAACCAATAGGCCACAAAGTAAAATTAGTTTGTTCTCTTACCAATTCA